GTTCAGCGGTTGGCTCTGCACCTGGAGGGGAACCCTGCTGCCCCTCAGGCAGTGGTTGCAGCTGCTGTAGCAGCCACTGGCTACAAGGGTTACGTGGCCCCTGACTACAAGGCCGCAGCACCTGCACCAACCGGTGGTGGCACTGGTGGTACGACTCCTGGCGGCACCAAGCCCTGATGACCTGGCCGCTGGAGACTGAGCAGCTGGAACACGACTGCATCCGGGTGTCCATGGCTCATCGCGGCATTGAAGTGGCTTGCTACGTGTCCTCCTTCCACCTGGTGGAGGACAAGCGCACGCAACTCCAGCGTGCTCTCCAGCAGGCCCTATCCGCAGCGGAGGTTCAGTGACCTGGGAACCGCTTCCGCCTGAGCTTGAACCCCTCCCCCACTTCGCTTGCTACCTGCTGCGGGAACTCAACCTGGCGGATGCACCAACCAAGCAGCAGCTGGGCATCCTCGAGTACCTGGAGACCGGCCCTGATCGGCAGATCATCACGGCTTACCGCGGTGCAGGGAAGTCGTTCCTGACCGGTTGCTATGCCCTCTGGAGGCTGCGCCGGGATCCGTTCAGGGAGAAGATCCTGCTGGTGGGTGCCACGGCTGACAAGGCGGTGGAGATCAGCACCTGGATGCTCAGGTTGGTCCGTGATGTGGACATCCTGCAGTGTCTGGAACCGCTCAGTGATGGCCGTTCCTCTGTCAATGCCTGGGATGTGGGGCCGTCAATCGTTGATCAGAGCCCGAGTGTCCGCGCTGTGGGAATCCTGTCGCCATCGCTGACCGGCAAGCGCTGTACCTGCGCCATTGCTGATGACGTGGAGACGCTCAGCAACTCGATCACACCGCTGAAACAGGAACGTCTGGCCGCGGCCATCACCGAACTGGAAGCCATCCGCAAACCTGAGGTGGATGGTGAGCTGCCGCGGCAGACGATCTTCCTGGGTACGCCGCACCTGGAGAGCAGCCTGTACCTGCGGATGCACCGCGAACGCAGCTATGCGATGCGGCTGTGGCCAGCGCGGTATCCCAACCCTGCTGACCCGGATGAGTGGGATGCCTACGACGGCAACCTCGATCCGCTGATGGCAGCAGAAGCGGAAGAGGACCCATCACTGGCGGGTGAGCCGACTGACCCTGAGCGGTTCGGTCATGACGAGCTGCTGCGCCGTGAGATGGCGATGACCCGCAGCTCAGTGCAGCTGCAGTTCATGCTCAACTGCCGGCTGTCCACCCTGGATCGTTACCCGATTCGGTTGGGTGATCTGATCGTGATGGAGCTGGATGGCAAGGCGCTGCCGGAGGTGGTGAGCTGGGCATCGGGTCCTGACCAGCGCATCCAGGATCTGATCAGCGTGGGACTGGGTGCTGATCGGTGGTATCACCGCCCGATGATCACCCAGGGCTGGATTGCCCAGGATGAGACCTGGCGATGCGTGATGGCGATCGACCCATCCGGCCGCGGCCAGGATGAGCTGGCCTGGTCAGTGCTGGCTGAGCTGAACGGCAACCTGTACCTGCTGGAGTGCGGTGGCACCTGCCAGGGCTATGCCGATGAGGTGCTGCAGCTTCTGGCGGACCGGGCGAGGCGCTGGGGCGTCAGCCAGGTGGTGGTGGAGAGCAACTTCGGTGATGGCATGTTCGAGGCCCTGCTGAGCCCGGTGATGAACCGGATCCACCCCTGCGGCATCGAGGAGATGCGCGTCACCCAGCAGAAGGAACGCAGGATCGTGGACACGCTGGCCCCAGTGGTGCAGCAGCACCGTCTGGTGGTGAGCAGTGAGCTGATCAGGAAGGACTACCGCGATGCTGAGCGGGATCCCGAGAAGGGCCACCAGCGCTCACTGATGTACCAGCTGAGCCGGATTACCACTGAGCGTGGTGCGCTGCTGCACGATGACCGGATCGACAGCTTGAGCCTGGCGGTCGCGTTCTTCACTGAGGCTGCTGCCCAGGACCAGCGCAAGCAGCAGCAGGCACGCCAGGGTGAGATCGAGGATTGGTCCCGTCAGTGCTTGATGGATGAGACCGGTGCCAGCGTTGATGCGCTGGCGTTGGGGTTCAAACCGCGTCAGATGACTCGTTCGTATGGGGGTGTGAGTCGGCAGACGGTTGGGGGGCGGGCCTGAAGGGCAGCACCTTCTTGTCGTTGATGGCGCTGAAGTTCAGCTTGCCGGCCATGCGGCTCTTGAGTTCATCGGGCCCTGAAATACCCAGGTTGGCGGTGATGGCGTTCTGCTTGAGCAGCTGCATGGCCAGCCGCAGGTCATCAGCCGAGCCGTCAGTGTCAACGCGATCACGGACCGCACGCACCACAACGCGGTGCAGGTCTTCCAGTTCCTTGGAGAGTTCTGACATGGGTTGAGGGTGGTGCTGTGCTCAGTATGCCAACCGTATTCCTAAGCACTGCGACAGTTGGTTACAGTTTGTCCAACCCTTGCAGGAGGTTGTCATGACCACTGCTCAGCGCGAAGTCAGAGAGATCAGGAAGCAGCTAGTTGAATCCGGTGCTGACCCCTATGAGGTGGCAGCGATGGCGCTCGAGCAAGCTCAGCGATACCGCGAGCTGCTGGCTGAAATGACCCGGCCAGCGCCTGTAAGGTGCCTGCGTCCACCGGTTCGGCAATTCGCCTGACGCATGTCGGCAGACTGCCGCATACGGTGAGCAGGGGATCCCCCAGATCCCTTGCTATGACAGGGCGGGAGCATGGCGGAATGGTATACGCAGCGGACTTAAAAAGCGCTGCAAAGCTTCCCACCACTGCAGAGCAAGCACCGGAACTGGGCCAACACTGCATCAGCTGACCACTGGCAGTGCCTTGCACAGGTGGGGTGGAATTGGTGCTGAAAGCATCCAACTCTGCGCCTTGAACACCGAAAATGCCGCGTCCACCCCGGTGGAAGAACTGCAGCGGCAGAGGGAACGGCGGGAGATCCGGCGTGCCCAGGAGGCCGCGGCCAACCAGCACAAGGCCCTGATCGGTCGTGGTCTGGTCAGCCGTACCAAGCCCGGTGCACGGCTGATGAAAGAGCACGCTGAGCTGCTGTCGCTGAGCCTCGATGAGCTGCTCAGCGAGCTGGTGGTGGATCCAGAGAAGCCGGGGCTGCATTACGCCCACTGGCCGCTGCTGCTGCACTTCTGTGACCGGGGCCCGCGGTCCATTTCATTGATCGTGCTGGGTGTGGTGGTGGACAAGATCACCACCAGACCGAAGCGATCAGCATTGGCCAGAGCGATTGGCCGTGCGCTGCAGCAGGAGCTCGAGGCCACGCGAATCACCAAGGACAAGGGTGATGCGTTGTTCCGCCACCTGCGAAAGGAGTTCGGCAAGCGTGCGGTGTCAGCCCGTGTGATGCGTCAGCTGCGGCTGGAACCATCGGGGTGGACGGTTGCTGAGCAGAGAGGTGTGGGCAACCTGCTGCTGGAGGTGATTGCAAAGCGGTTGGGGCTGATCAGCTTTGCCACCCACCGCGATCAGATCGTGCTGCCGTCTGAGACGGTGCTGGAGCTGATCAAGGCTGAGCTGCCATGGCCGCTGCCGATTCGTGATCTGCCGTCTCTGATTCCACCGGAACCGTGGACGGGCTTGAAGCGTGGCAGCAAGGCGCTGATCACCAGCCGTCAGGCGATGGCGATGGATCACATCACCCCAGAGGGCGTGCAGACGGCGCTGGTGGTGGTGAACACGGTTGAGCGGCAGGAGCTCAGGGTGGATCCCTGGATGCTGCGGCTGCAGCGTGAGGCATGGGACTGCAACATGCCGGGCCTGTTCCCGGTCAGCCGGGACCCTGAAGGGTTCGGCTCACTGCCGGAGGAGGCAGCACAGCGCTGCCGCATTGAGGAAGCCATCCGCCAGGGGGAGGAGGTGGCTGGCCGGCCGATCTGGCTGAAGCACGATTTCGATTTCCGCGGCCGGCTGTACGCGGGCAGCAGGGTGCTTGGGCACCAGGGCCCTGATCACCAGAAGGCGCTGGTGTCGTTTGCCCATGGCGAGCGGATGGATGACGATGCGTTTGAGCAGCTGCTGGCGGCCGCAGCAGGGCACTACGGGCTGGGCCACAGCAGCTGGGATGAGCGGGTGCAGTGGGGCCGTGCCCACCTGGATCAGATCGAAGCGATCGCTGAGTGGCCCCTGGACCGCTCTGACCTGTGGCGAGCAGCGTCTGACCCGTGGCAATACCTGCAGTGCTGCAAGGCCATTGCTGACTTCCTGGCGGATGACAGCAAGCCGTGCGGCTGCCCGGTGCGGTTTGACCAAACCTGCAGCGGGATGGGAATCATCGCGGCGCTGACCCGTGACAAGGGTCTGGCACGCCACACCAACATGATCGGCACCACCCGGCGGGACCTGTACGCCCACATGGCGGAGGTGCTGATCAACCGCTTGCGGATGGATCTGGACTCGTTCGACTTCGGTGAGCAGAGGCAGGCTGAGTTCTGGCTGAAGAAGCGGATCGACCGCTCGCTGACCAAGGCGCCTGTCATGACCGTGGTCTATGGGGCGAAGTTCTTCTCCCTGGTGGACTACCTGCAGAGCTGGCTGCAGGACGAGAACCCTGATGTGCCGGTGTCGCAGTGGCAGTGGGAGTACACCCGCCCAGCCCGGTACATGGCCAAGAAGCTAGGTGAGGTGATCAAGGAAGAGCTGCGCAGCTGCGTGGCCCTGGAGGAGTGGCTGCGCAAGGTCAGCATGACCTGCATCAAGAAGCAGCGTCCGGTGCGGTGGACCAGCCCGATGGGGTTCCCGCTGTCATTCGGGAACCTGCTCGAGGAACAGGAGAAGACGAGCACCGCCATCCACGGTGCACGCCGCTGGAAGCGCCATGACACCGAGGTGGCACCGGGTGAGCTGAGCGCGAGGAACACCAACCGGGGGATCACCGCCAACACGGTGCACGCCTTCGATGCGGCCCTGGTTCATGCAGTGGTTGTCGCATGTGGGAAGGTCCGAGCACCGGTGCTGACCAACCACGATTGCTTTGCCACGGTGCCGTCCAGGGCGGCATGGCTCCACCAGACGTTGTTGAGCGAGCTGAGATCGCTCTACCTGGTGGGCTGGCTGTCTGAGATGCGCCAGGAAGTCAGTCGTAGTGCCCGCGTTCAGCTGCCGCACCCACCGCTGGTTGGCGATTTGTGCGAGGGGCAGATCGGGCAAAACCCTTACGTGTTCTGCTGATCCAGCGCCGCGTCTCAAACGGACTCCTAGGAGTTCTTGCCTGTAGCACCTAGGGCCTGTATGGTCGCGTTGTTCATCACATGTGCATCACATGCCACGCGAGCTGATCGTCTCCCCGAGGGGGGAGGCGCTCTGGGCCAAGGTCCTTGGTGAAGCCGCTGACGGCTACGAGGAAGACGCCCCTCGGGCCTGGTCGATCTCCCTGCTGCTGGATCCCAGCGACCCGGAGACCATCGCCTTCATCGAGCGCCTGGAAGCTCAGTTCGAGGCCCTACATGGCAAGGGCGTGAAGGTCGCGGCC